GCTGGGTACTTACCAGACGAAACCCCGGCAGACGCAAACAAAAGAAGAGCACGAGAGATTAAAAAAAATAAATTTTTCACAACTGAAAAACCATTTTCTTTTAAATATCCGTCAACAGTAGCAGAGAATTTCAATGAAGAGATAAATTTTAATACTCATGATTCTAGTGAGTATGCTATGGTACGATCTTCAATAGATGCAAATGGAAACCAACTTAGTATTGATGATGAGGCTATTGAGCCATATGTTGTATTTGAATTTATGAGACTAATGACTGATGATAAGAAAAAAGCTCTGTCTAAATGGCAAGATCAAAATGCTTTTACTAGACGTAATTCTTCAGCATTAAAGAAAGAAATATATGATGCAAAGGATGCAACCGCGCCACAATCGGCCGATGACATAGAAGCTGGTGCAGAAAAGAATTTTATAATGCATGCAGAGAATAGAGCATTAATAGAAGCTTCCGGTATAGAAGATAGTATGTTTGATAAAGCTAAAAGAGTATTTGGTGGTTCAATAGCAATGTACATGCCTACAGATATTCAGATAAATGATACAGTAGGCTATAGTGAAGAGTCAAGGCAAATTGCAGCTATGCTAGAAGATTTTGGTACCTCTGATAAAGTTAATAATGCTACAATGTTTAATCCTACTACAATTGCTGCTGGTGCTGGTGGTGTAAGTTGGTTAGCAGATGCAGCTAGTAAATCCACAAATACTAGAATTGCTGGAAGTAAAATAACTAAATGGTTATCTAAAGGTAACGTTGGTCTTTCTTCAATTCTTGGTTATGGTGCTGGTGGTGTAATTAGTGATGAAATGCAAAGACATCACGGTCAAGCTTTAAATCCTAATGAATATATGGCTTATCAAAATACTCCAATGAGAAGCTTCTCGTTTAACTTTACATTTTTACCAGACAGTGCAGAAGAATCTACTGAGGCAACTGATATTATTAGACAATTCAGATATGCAGCCCACGCAGAAAAAAGAGATAATCTTACAATCAATGTTCCGGATCATGTTGTTGTATCATTTCATGGAGCAAATGATATGATTCAATTGCCAGCTGTTGTTATCGATTCAGTAAATGTTTCATACAATCCAAATAATACTTCATTCTTTAAACATAATAATGCACCAGTTGAAATAGGATTAGCTGTAACACTTAAAGAAATAGCACCTATATTTAAGGGTGATGTAGAGAGGGGATTCTAATATGTATTTTAAAAATATAAGTAATGCAGTTATAGATGTTGATGGGTCAGGTAATTTTGATGTATTAAAAAATCTAACAGCAAAAGCATTAGTATCAGATGAGTTAACTAATAATGCTGCACATTATGAAACAGTAACAATTCAAGATGGTGAAAGACCTGATATACTTTCTATGAGATTGTATGGAACTGAAGTCTATCATTGGACATTCTTGTTACTTAATCCACAAATAAAAAATATATGGGATGACTGGCCGATGAAGTATGGTCAATTAATAGAGTATTGTACACAAAAATATCAATACCTTGCAGCTGACACCGATGCTGATCTAAATGATAAATTTAAAATTGGCGAGACTGTAGTAGGTGGTGTGTCAGGAGCAACAGGCTTAGTTAAAGAGATCCATGTAAATATGGGTTATCTTGTTATAGAATTAACTACCGGTACATTTGCTGAAACTGGTGAGACTATAAGTGGTGTTGATACACAAGACAATGTATCATGTATCTTTATTAAGTCACAAGCTTATGCACCTCATCATCATACTGATGATTCAACTGGAGAGTGGACAACAAGGCGGACTGCTGGAACTACACCTTATACCTTTCTTGATTTTGAAGAAGCTGTTACCGACCAAAACAGAAATATTAAAGTAGTTAAATCTCAATACATAAGTCGTATCGCTAGACAGTTTATAAAAATAATGGGTTAATATGGAATTAGAATCTCTTGTAGTTACTGGTGGTGCCACTGATATATCAGGTTTAGTCCAAGATGTAACGCTGTTTGAAAGCATAGAAGGTTATATACAAGGAAGTATTCATATTCTTGATGGTACTAACTTCTTTGATAAGGTTATTGGTTCAACTGACGAACTAGTACCTATCACAATTAGTTATATTTATATGGGTATAGAAGTTGAGTATGTGTTCCAGGCTGATGGTATCAGCAATATGAAGATAAACAAAGGTAGTAAAGATTACAATATACATTTAATAACGCTTATCGAACAAAACTTAAAATTAGTTCCAATTAATGCAGCGTTTTCAGGAACAAGTCATGAAATTGCTGCAAACATATTTCACGATGCAAATCTAGATGTTGGACCTCTCTTATATGTAGATAGCGCAGCAGTTACTACGGGTAAATATATTGTACCAAATATTCCTGCTGGAGATGCTATAAGAAATGTAGTAGATGGTGCAATGGATATTGATAGTACTGGTTTTTATATCTACCAAAGACTCAATGATAATGGAAAAACAAGAATGGGTTCTTTGGCACAAATGTCTAATAATCACTTTATGAAAAGCCAGAAGGATGCATTTGTAATTTCTGGTAAATTAACAGGTAATGATGATGAAGATGCTGGAGATAATATAGACAATATAGGGACATCAAATAAGTTTAATGTTCTAGAATATAAAAGAAACTTCACTGATAAAATTGCTGCTGGAGATTTCGGAAATAAAATTCATTCAGTTAGTCTTGACGAAACTGATGTTATAAAAAATGAAGCAACCGAAGATGTTGGTATTGTGCGAACTGTATATAAATCATCTAATAATTTATATAATACTGAGAAGAATATATTTGCTACGGTTAATGATCCTCAAAGCAGTATGGCAGTAAATCAGATTGCACGTGTACACCATACAAGATTAAGTGTTGAGGATATAGTGCCAATACCTAATATTGGATGTGGCATGACTATAGAAGTTGAATTGGGTAAACAAGAAAATAGTGAATCAATATCAGATGGACCTTATATAATTTCTGATATTAATCATGTCCTGACATATAACGGTAAGTCATATGATTATAAACAACGTATGACATTAATAAGAGAGTATGCATAATGTATTTTGGAATAGTAAAAGATATAGAAGATCCTTTAAAGCTTGGAAGAGCTAAAGTAAAAGTATTTCACGTTCACGATAATATATCTACAAACGATCTTGGCTGGTCAAATATTGCAATGCCAGCAAATGTACCTGCTAAAAGTGGTATAGGTTCTTCAGTAAATTTATTAATTGGTACATTAGTGTTTGGCTTCTTTGAAGATAATATGTTACAAGAGTTTGTGTGTGTAGGAACTTTACCTACAAAGACTGCTGGGCTACATGATAACAATGTTAGAGTAAGAGCTGAAGCAGATCCAAATGCACGTGATCCTAAAGGTACATATGAACCAGCTAGCGGATACGCACCTGTCTATCCATTTAATAATGTTATGGAAACAGAGAGTGGACATGTTAAAGAGTATGATGACACTCCTGGTGCAGAACGTATTGTGGAAAGACATAAGAGTGGTACTCAATATGAGATCCAACCCAATGGTTCAAAGAATGAAAGAATTGTAAGAGATAATTATACATTAGTATGTGGCAATGATACACTTGAAGTTAAAGGTAATGTTAGAATTTATGTGCGCGGTGATGCGAATATTTTAGTAGCAAAAGATCTAACTACACAAGTTGGTGGCGATATGGTTGCAGATGTAAAAGGTAACTCTGAGTCAACTATCACTGGCAATATGACAGCAACAGTTACTGGCAATATGACGGCAGAAATAACTGGTACAACTAGTCTAACCGGCGTGGGTGATATATCGATAACACAATCATCATTAGCTCAGACTGCACAAACTTTAACAATAAAATCAGAATATACTAATGATGTTGGGTCAACATATTCAGGAATAATATCATTAGATGGCGATGTAGCAATTACTAAGAATTTGTCAATTGAAGGTATAACAACTACTAGTAACGCTACTGATAAACTTATATTAGATGGCCATGTCCATAATGAGAACAATGTTAACCAAGATAGAACGGGTGGTCCGATTAATTAGTATAAATAAGATATATGGCAGAGATAGCACGACAAGAAACGTATAAAGATTTAGATTTTACTTTTAAGCAAAATCCTAATACCAATGACATTGGAATAAAGAAGAACAATGCAGCGGTAATACAAAGCTGTCTTAATATACTTCGCACTAATCACGGTGAACGACCATTTGATTATAATTTTGGTGCAAACCTAAGAGCATATCTCTTTGAGAACATGACAAATGTAACAGCATCGAACATGGGAACAAGTGTTAATATAGCTTTAAAGAATTACGAGCCAAGAATAGAGGTACTTAATACTAATATTAACGCAAAGCCCGATGAGAATATGGTATATATTACAGTAACCGGTAGAGTTAAATCAACTAACGAGATATTAGATATCGCTACCACAATAGAGAGAATACGATAATGGCAATAGAACGCAGAATTTCAGCAAGTGAATTAGACTTTGACCAAATAAAATTAAATCTAGTTAATTATATGAAGGCAACAGATACAACCTTCAATGATTATAACTACGATGGCTCAGCGATGAGTACCATCATTGATGTATTAAGTTATATAACACACATCAACTCTATGAATGCGAACTTCGCTTTGAATGAAACATTTCTTGATACAGCTCAGCTACGAACTTCAGTTGTATCTCATGCCAAACTATTAGGATATACTCCAAGATCTATTGCCCCTTCGGTTGCTTATGTCGATGTTAAAATGAATTACGATACTACAGCAACTCCTTTATGGAATCATGATTCTGCTAATGCTCCATTGCCTTTGTCAATGCCAAGAGGTACTACATTCCAAACAATAATTAATGGTGTCACATATCCAATGTTTAATTCAGTTACAGAAAATATTGTATTTGATTCAACAGATGGTTGGAATTTCTCTAATGTTGCAATTGAACAAGGGGTATTAACTAGTATAACATACACATTCCAAAATAATAATTTCGAATCGTATATACTTCCTATGGTAAATGTTAACACAAGCTCGATTAAGGTAACAGTTACCGATTCAAATTCAACATCAGCAGCTAAAGTTTATTCTCTTAATAGTAATATAGTTGACTTAGATGGTTCAAGTGAAGTGTTCTTCTTAGAAGAAGGAAGAGACGGGCATTATGAAGTTAAATTTGGTGATAACATTGTTGGTAAGAGACCAGGCAATGGTAACAGTGTTGAGATAGAATATTCACATATACCTACTGGTGTTAATGTGAATGGTGCTACAGTGTTTACTATGACAGGAACACTTAATGGCAATACCGATGAGACGATGACACTTGTGACTAAAGCTACTGGTGGTGCAGCAAGAGAAACTAAAGAGGCAATTAAATTTAATGCTCCTCTTGCTCACGTATCTCAAAACAGAGCTGTTACACCAGATGACTATAAAGCTATTATTAAAAACGAATTTGCTGACGTTGAAGCAGTATC